TTAGCTCAAGGCCCACCCCATGGACTCAACTGTCATTCTTTGTCTCTTAATCCCTTGTGAAATATCATTGGATAAAGCACTATATCTTTTCCTTTTAACTACTTTAACGGGCTTTCCTTGGTAAAGTAAGATGTTGGCTTTTTCTCCCGGTTTTAGTCTTTCAAGTTCCTCAATGGTTTTGAAATCTCCAAGATCAGGGTCATATTTGCCACTAACAAGAAAGCCTGCCAGTACTGCATTCCCCATTGATCTATTTCTTTCTTCATCCTCAATTTTTCCTTTTAATGACATCATTCTGCCGCATATAGTTAGGATTTCCGTTTGTGGATTGTAGGAGAACAAGGGGGACCCTTTCCTTACTTCGATGAAATTTTCCCCTCCTCCTTTCAGCATAAGCCTCAAAAATTGATAAGGCTCTCCATTGCTCCTTAATTTTGGTGGCGAAAAACAGAAAGGCAACAATTTTATGAATTGGTCAGTTTTCATAACCTCTTGGTCTCTCATTTGTTTGAGCACTGCTCTTGCAAATCCACTGTACTGACCAGCCATCTTCTGAGGGATTATGCTTTCAAATGCTTCAAATGCATCCCATTGGAACATGTCTTCTTTTCCCAAAAGAAACTGAGCCTTCAATGTTACTAAATTTTTAAGCACCCATTGGTAAGTGTTTTGTACCAGTTCTTTGGTTGTTCCCATTTCCCACATCTTGGGTGTATCATACGTTATCATTAGCTGTGCTTGTGATTCTAATTCACTTACGTCATTGGCTCCCATTATAACTTCCCCAGTCCTTTTTATTAAACTAAGATTTTTTGTTATAGATACTTTTTCTGTTTCAGTAGAACTAAAATCATCAATCACATTTTTTGTTACTACAACCCCTTTCAATGTATAGTCAGATGCATTCATTAATTCATTTATCCCATGTAGCTCACTTGCTTTAGGTGATTCCTCATATCCCCATTGATCAAAAAGGTCATTGCTCCTATTCAGAAAGTATCGTTGGAGTTGGTACATGGGGGATAAAAGTTGGCCTGCTCGATTAAGAAAATTTATCTCTCCTCTCACTCCTTGGAACATCCTAGTGTCTTGAGAAAATACCATGCATAAGATTATTAAATCTTTCATGTCCTCCTTTTTGGCTGAATTTATCAGTAGTTTTTCCATTCTCATTTGGCTTTTTTTCAATATCCCCCTGCATTCGCCACATCTTACATGGAATTCCTCTTCTCCGTCCCATATTCCAATCTTTTGTATTGTTCCGTTTCCGATTAATATCTCTTCATCATTTTTGAATCCTCTTCCTGATATTCTCTTTAGTTCAAGTCTCCCAAATCTTTGTCTTTGTCTAATTTTTAATCCTAATGCAGCTCTTATTATGTCACAGGCTACATCACCTCCATCCAGGGCTGCCAGACATGATTTTAAAGGTTCAGTGTCTATCACAGTCTTATTTGCAATCTCTACAGCTAGCTCTAGTGGGTTTGATGCAACTATTGATCTTCTGATTATCTTCCTGCAAGCTACAATCATTGATTGAGATCTAGATTCAGTTAGTTTATTCCCTCCTGGATGATATATTTGTCTCCAATTTTCACCTTGTAAGCAATGTAGCATTTCTATGAACTCTGCTGATGTTGCTCCTGCTACTGGCAGGAACCTTCTTCGGGCAACTAGTTCTCTCTCAAGCATGTATGCCAGTACAATGGGAGTTATCATCGTTCCCTTCAATTTTTCTCTTTTTTCTTTTATCAGTTCTCTATGTATCCAAGTAGATTCTCTTGGTATTCCTGCTTCTTTAGGGAATAATATTTCCATTATTACATTGCTCGCTTCATCTGGGGGCATTTCCTTGGTGAGCGGGTTTAGTAGTACTCTTTTTCTTACTCTCTCAACAGGGCCAAAGGTTATTCGGCCCCAAGTGGCATTGTCAAGTCTCATCTTTCTGAGAAAAAAGCTTTCGTAGACCTTTTCAAACCCTTCAGTATCCCCTATGGGCCCATATGTATTCCACCAGGTAACTGCTGCTATTGAACACATTTGTCCTTTAGTTCCTATGTCTTCAGCATTTGTTTTAAGTTGTATTCCCTTGTATTCCAAGGGGATTCGATTTGCCATATCACCCTTGGTCAGAGCTAAGGGAAAATTGGAACACATGGCCCACTTCATTCTTAATGAAGGGTTCTTTTCAATTCTTGATGTATTGAATTTTCTTATTATGTTGTATTGGTCTACCGTTGTCTGTCTCAACACCGTTTTGGCTTCATTGTCCCTTAACAGCTGCTTTAGTAGTTCAATTTTAGCCAACGTCAT